CTATTCCGTGCCATTCGAAAGGAAGCGGCGAAGGCCATTCCCTTCGTCGGCCTGTTCCGACTTCTCTTCATCCCAAGTCTTGATCCACTCGCCATCGGTGCCGCCGAGGGCGCGGTAAACCTCTTGCGCCTGGCGCACCATCAGCTTGCGAAGATGCTCGTCGGTGATGCCGACGCTTCGGCGGACCGCATCCGTCCCTTCGAGCTTTGGCGGCCATACGATGAGACCTTGGCGGGCGGTTCGAACGAAGGCGCACCCGGCCAAAGCCAGTCCGTTCGCCTGGCAATCGAAGAACGCCAGGATGGTGTTGCCGCCCTTGTTCGGCTTCGGCTGTGAAACTCGGTTCAATCCGGTGATGCTGACTTCGTGCATGGTCTTGCTCCTTTAGATGAAGAGGAATCCGCCTTCTCGGCTCTCATAGGGTGAGGGTGTCACTTCGTTCGCGATGACGCGGCCCACGGCCATCGCGGCGGCAACAGCACCGTCGATGCGTCCGCGCGCACGTTCCTTCGTGAACTTCTCGTTTTCCGCCGCGTCTTTGTCGGCCACCACGTTGCCGAAGCACATGCGCAAGAGCGGATTGCCGCCGTGCCGGAAATGCCCGGTGAGGATTGCCCGCTTCAGCTCTTTCACGGGCGCGGCCATGCTGGCGAAGCCTTGGCCAAATTGGTTGATGGTGAAGCCCTCTTCTTGAAGGGCGGTGTTCACCGCTGTCGAGTTCCAGCGGTCAATGGCGATCTCTTGCACACCGTATTTTTCGCCGAGGGCGATGACATGATCCACGATTGCCGAGTGATCCACCACGTTGCCGGGCGTCAGGATCAGGAAGCCTTCGGCTGCCCATCGCACATAGTCCGCCCGATCCTTTTCGCCCTTCTTCGCGATGTTCGCTTCCGGCAGGAAGAACATGGGCAGCACGTCATATCGGCGGGCTTCGCCATCGCCTTCAGGAAAGACGGCCACCACCGCCGTCAGGTCTTCCACGCTAGAAAGATCGATCCCGATCCAGCATGGCCGCCCGGTAAGTCCTTCCACGGGCGTCCCGGCCTCGGCGGCGTCATAGATTTCCAATGCAAGCCACGGGTTCGCCGATCCCTCTTGCCACTGGTTAAGGTGGAAGCGGCGGAAGTCGGCGATTTCGGACGGAAAGTGTTCGATCCGGCGGGCTTTAATCCGCAGCTCTTCGAGCGAGCAGAAACCGGCATCAATCGCGGGATTTGCCGAGTGCCAGGCGGCTTCGTCGCGCCAGTCCGCTTCAGGCTCGGCGGCGAAGATGATAGGCGCAAAGGTCGGGTCTTCAATTTCGCCGGATGCGACCTTGTGCGAGTAGTTCCACAGATCCCATGCAAGCCCGCCCTGGCCGTCGCCAGCGGTGGAAATGATGACGGTGAGCGGGTGCGAACGCTTCACCATCGAATCGGTGACGGTCTTGAAGAGCTTGCGGCCTTCGCCTGTCGGCCAGGCGTGAATTTCATCGGCCAGGAAGAACGACACGTTTAAACCGTGCTTCGAATAGGCTTCCGACGAAATGGCCTTCAGAGTGCTTTTCGTCTTCGGATGCCCCAGCGACTTCCGGCTTTCCACCGCGCGCACTCGGCTCGCCAGCGTGTCATCCTGAAGAACGAATTGATGCGCTGAGTTGAAAGCGATGCCCGCATTTTCCCGATCGGCGGCAGCCATAACCACCTGGCCGCCCGCTTCGGCTTCAGGGCCGAGGAAATGGGCAAGGCCGAGGGCGGCGGCCAGCGTCGTCTTTGCGTTGCCGCGCGGAATCCAGATGCAGGCCATGCGCACCAAGCGGCTGCCGTCATCATTCGACGGGCCATAGATGCGGCGGATAACCGCTTCCTGAAAATCGTGAGTGTGAAAATGCTGCCCGGCGAAGTCGCCTTCCCATAGCTGAAGGCGGCGAACGAAGCGGCAAATCCTATCGGCCCGGCCCGTGGGATCATCATAAAGCGCCGGGTCAGGCGAGAAGATCGGCGTCCCAATTGTCATTCTTGTTTCCTTCGTCTTTGCCCTTCACGCCTCGGCGGTGCGGGGTTAACCCCAGCTCGGCAGCAAGCAGGCGGGCTTCGCGCATCGCGGCGCTTTGCATTCGAAATGCCGGATGCGGCTTCGTGCCGTTGTCCGTCATCACCATGCGACCTTCACGGCCCATGATTTCTTCGGTTTCGCGAACCATGCCGACCGCCACGCAATAGCTTTCAAGGGTCGCCAGCGTGTCGGCTGACAAGAGGTTGCGGCTATAGAGTTGCGGGGCTGCCCGCTTCCATTCGGCCTTCGCCTGGGAAGTCAGCCACGAGGGCGCAGACGGGCATTTGCCGCGCACGGTGCCGCCATCGATGACGGTGAGCTTCGGCTTGCGGCCCTTCATTTCGGAAAACTCCCATTTTCGGCGAGATTGCGCGCGAGATGGGGGCGTCGGTCCTAGCGGGTTCGGTCAAAATTCAAAACCTCCCCCTCCCATGTTGATCGGCCTGCCGAACGCGCCTTCGGTCGCCACGGCCTTCCGGCTGTTGCAACGGCGGTTCATCGGCTGCCAGTTCGATCGATCCCAGAAGAGGCGCATATCGCCCTTATGAGCGGTGCGGTGATCCACCATGTCGGCGACCTGGCCGCAGCCACAGGCGCACAAGCGGTTCTCCGGCAATGCGAGGAAGGCTTTGCTTTCACGCTGCCACTTGCTGTCATAACCACGGGCGCGGGCAGACGGGCGGCGCTCATCGGCGGCGGCCTTGGCCTTCGAGGCGCAGAGCGGGCAGCGTCTATCGGTGAACGGCGGATGCCCAGCGGGGCAATGCTTCGGTGGCGACCACGGCATATCGTCACCCGCTCGTTATGGTGTGCAGTTCAAGCCCTTCTTTCCGGCCCAGCTCCCGCACTTCCTGAATGTTGTGATCGCGCCCGTCATACTTGACGGTATCCAGAACGGTGATGCCGTCGATCCACCGAAGGCGGAAGACAACCATCCGCGACGATTGAATGCCGCCAGCGGCGAAGAACTCCCGGCCCGACTGTTGCGAGACGTGTGCCCAAACTTCGTATTCGGTCGGCTCGCCATAGATCGGTGAACCGAACGGATCGTAGTCGATGATCTCGCCCGGCTGGCTCACGATGATGCGCCGATCCATATCGCCCGCGCGCATGGTCAGAAGCTCCACGTCTTATGGTCGCGCACGAAGTCTTCAGCGCCATCGGGCGTTTCGGTGATGAAGCCCGATCCGATCGTCACGCTTTCGCGGTGCTCGAAGAGGTGGCCGACGCGCATCTTGATCGCGGCGCGGATCGGTTCGGGAATGTCTTCAGGTTCGTCGCCGAAGCCTGCCGTGAAGGTGATCGTCACCGCTTCCGGCACATTGCGGATTGTCGGCCAGCTCTTGCCATAGGCCGGGCGCACCTTCGCGCCGTCCACGGTGCCGAGGGCGAACGCCTGGTATTCGGTCGGGGCAAGGGTTTGGGTGACGCCATCGGGATCGACATAGACGATTGCGTCGATCGACTGACACGGCGGCAGCGGGATCGCGATTTCGCTGGCGAAGCGGTCGAGGGTGAGATTCCACGTTTGGGTGACAAGGCAGCGGCCAAGCGATCCGTCGCGCCCATCGAGGCGTTGCGTAGCAGCCTTGATGAAGTCGGCGATGCGGGCGTCTTCATCACTGAAGTCAACGTGAATGTGCTCCTTCACCTCTTCCAAGGTGACGGGATCGTTCACGGGTGCTGTCTCCAAGATCAGGGGCATCGCTCGCAACCTCTCGATTGAAGGTGCAAGCCCGGCCAGCCGAAGCCAGCCGGGCAAGCAAGATCAGGCAACGGGGCGCTGGTGCGCATGGCCCTTGATCACCACCGCGCCGGCAGCGATCGAGGCTCCACCGTTCTTCGTGAGGACGGTGCGCAGGTAACGCTTGTTTCCGATGTAGCCGACCTTCACCACCGAAGCGGCTTCGAGGCTGGCCGGGAAGCTTCCGACAAGATCGGCGGCAACCACGTCAGCGAAATCGCCGCTGGTCGTGGTGTCGCTCTCCTGAAGCTTGGCGGTGAAGTCGCCATCACCGGCAATCGCGCCGGTATTGATGACAACCGCCGCACTCTCGAAGCCCTGAAGGTCGATCGGGTCGGAAGTGTTCGTGGCGGAAAGCACGGCAGGCGCGACGGCCTGCACGGCTCCGAGGTTGTTTGCGAGGTCACGCATGGTCATTGCTCCTTACGAGGTTGCGCAGCGAAGCTTGCGAAGCGCCTCGGCGAGCACCACACCACCACCGACACGGCGGCGAGCATGGAACCGGACAAGGCCATTCGTGGCCTGGCTGTAGGGGTCGCGCATCACCGAAAGCGCCACGCGATCGTAGATGCGATAGGCACGGGCGAAGTCGCCGAACGCGATTGGCTCGGCTCCCGCGCCGACATCATCCATGTCCGGCGCTTCGATGACGGGGCGGCCAAGGATCGTTTCGGGCTGCCCGGCCTGGTAGGACGGCTGCCAGAGGAAATTGCCCTGGCCGTCCTTCAGCTTGCGGATAGCCGCCAGCGTGTTCCCGTTCATCATCCACGCACCGGCATTCCGATAGAAGGCGGGCATGGCATACATGAGCGTGATCAGCGTATCGGCGGGTGTGGTGCCGAGGGTCGAAGCGTTGCCGGTCGGGGTGTACGCAACGGCGGTGTCGGTCATGAAACCGACAGGCTTCTTCACGCCATTGCCACCGACAAGCGCGCTGGATTCGAGGCGGCCAAACTCTTCGGCCAGATCGAAAGCGACTTCGCCTTCCACGTTGACGGCGGCATCTTCGAGAAGACGAAGCGACACGTCCACGTAGCAGGCCATTTCGTGAACCGGGATTTCCACCTGGCCGTAGGTCGATCCCGTTTCCGGGCGGTTTTCGGTTTCACCGACCCACGAAGCCGTGGGCTTGCCGGTGCGCTTCGGCAGGATCACCGCGCCGGAAGAGGTCGCGCCCACCTTGGCGGCCTGGCGAACCGGCGACACTTCCACGATGCCCTTGATCACCTGCGCAACGAAATCGTCGGGTGCAAGGTAGCCGCCCGCCGTGTCATCGGCCACTCGAAGCGACTTCACCTCATCGGCAGGAAGTGCTTCGCGGCCATGACGAAGGAAGCCGACGAAAGCCTTCGCCTCGATCTTCTCCGGTGCCGCCTTCGTCTCAGCCGCCGCGCCGGGGCGATTCAGCTTCTGTTCGATGCGCTCGGCGGACTTGGCGACGTTGCCGACGCTTTCTTCCACCGACTTCAGCCGGGTGTCGATCCCGGCCACATTCTCTTCGAGGGCGGCAACGCGGGTTTCCACGTCATCACCTTCGGTTCCCGCTTCAGGCGCGGACGCCTTCTTCTCAACAGCCATAGTGAGGCTCCTTTTGATAGGCGCGCCCATCGCGGCAGGGTTTCCGGCTTGCGCCGTCTTCACGCTGGTCACGCGCGCCCGCGTTGCGGCGGGAACGGAGACAAGCGAGATTTCGATAAGTTCGAGGTCTTGCAGGGTGCGGCCGCCACCGGCCCGGCGCTCCGAAGCGCGGGTGCGGAAGCCGATCGAAAGGCCATTGAACGCGCCGTTTTTGAGCAGCGCATAGGCTTCCTGGCCGCGTCGGGTTTCGAGTATCAGGCGGCCAGTGACGGCAAGGCCGGTCGCGTCTTCGCGAAGCTCAAGCCACACGCCAATTGGTTCGGAAGGATCGTGCTGCCACAACATGAGCGGCGTGGTGCCAGCGGCCTTGTGTTCGGCCAGGCTCTTCGTGAACGCGCCCTTTTCGATCACGTCGCCATAGCTGTCCGGCTCACCGTCGAAAACGCTGGCGTAGCCGGTGAGAAGCCCGGCTTCGTCGGTCGCGAACTTGACTTCAATATCAACGCGATCCATCGTCGCCCCCTGCCTTGCTGGCGTCTTCGGTGTTCATCGGCAGGCGGAATTGATCGCCACCGGCATAGGGCGCGCGGTTCTCGGCAGCTCGCACTTCGTTCGGCGAAAGCAGGCCGTTGGTGACGGCCTTGGCGTAGGCGTCGAAGCGGGCGGCCAGATCGGCGCGGGCAAGATCGTCGGTGAGAAATTCGGCGTAGTATTCGGCGCGCTCTTCCGGGGTGAGCAGGGCGCGGCGGATGCCGCCTTCCCAGCACTTCAGCCACGGCAACAGGGTGAGCGATAGGAATTGCTGCCCCATGCTCTCGGCGTTGTTGTGTGTCGCCCGCTCCAATTCCTGAAGCAGATGGAGCGGAATGCGGAAGCCGCGCGCGATCTCGGCGACCTGGTGGCGGCGCAATTCGAGGAACTGAAGATCGACGCTGGTGAATTGAAGCGCCTCAAATTCCATTCCATCTTCGAGGATCAGCGTCTTCCCGGCATTCGATCCGCCTGCATGGGCGGCGTTGAAGCTTTCGCGAAGTCGCTTCAGGGCTTCGGGGCCGAGGGTCTTGCCGTATTTGAAGACGCCACCGGGCCGCGCGCCGGAACTGAAGATGCGCGCGCCATGCTCTTCCATCGCCAACGCCAGGCCGATCGCTTCCTTCATCTGAAGGATCGGCGAAAGACCGACATGCGGCGAAGTGCCGAGTGTCTTCAGGTGGAAGATTTCGGTGCGGTCATAGACGCGCTGGCCGCCGTCGCCTGTCGAAACCTTATAGGACGGCTCCATCGTGATCTTGTCGATTTCGACGGTGACGCAAGGCGACGGGATCGGAATAAGCTCGGCGATCTTGCCGCCCGTGCGATTGATGTAGCTGAAGGCGTTGCCGTGAAGGCAAAGCGCGGTCTGCATGAAAAGACGGAACTCGTAGCCGGAAGTCCATTCGTTCGCCTGGCCGTGAAGCAGCTCGGCAAGAGGGTGATCGGCGGCGCGCTCTTTCCCGCCATCGGGCTTGCGGCGATAGAGATGAAGCGGCAGTTGCGCGACGGATTCGGCGATCACCTTCACGCAACCGTAAACCGTGCTGTTGCGCATGGCGGTTTCCGCCGTGACAGCAACACCGGACGCGGAAGGCATGCCGCCGAACAAAGCGATAAGCTCCGGCGAAGGGTCCGCCAGAGTTGCCTTCGTTTCCAATCCGATCAGTTTCTTGAAGCCCTCGAACATCTTCACCCGCGCGCCTTATTCGCGATGAAGATCAGAGCAAAACGCCAGTATTCAAAGCAGAAACGGCCCTTGGGGCGGCTTTAGAAGTGCTTGAAAAGGCGAGGAAATTCAGGGATTTCCGTGGGTTTTACGCTGCCCTTGCCCGATCGCCGAAGACTTCCATCCAAGCGAGGGCTTCGGCTACGTGCCGGGGCAATCCGCCATCATATTCCATGATCGCGGCGCGCTCTTCATATGCGTCGAGAAGGTCGCTTTCGTTCCAAGCATCGTTGTTTTGAGGTGGAACAGGTGGAACAGGTGGAACAGAATTCCTATCCCATTGATATTGCGTGTGTTCCTGTGTTCCATCGGCTGTTCCACCACCTATAGAAGCCGGTGGAACAGGTGGAACAGCGCCGATGCCTTGTGCGAAAGTCGCGAAGCGGGCCAAGTTAGGCACGGGCATCATCCCCTTCGTTGTCGCCAAGGATGCCGGACGTGATCACGTAGCAGCGTACGGAATTGGAAAAGCCGGGAAGCCGGGTATTCTTCTGAAACTTATTGCCTTCGCCCGCGATCAAGAGATTGCGGTTTGCCAGCGTCTTCGCCACCGCCACCGGATCAAGCCCGGCACACACTTCACTGCGCCACACTTCAGAAAGCACGATGTATTCGATGCCGCCTTCATCATCACGGCGGCGGAAGCCCGCCCGGTTCTGAATGCGCGTATCGAGCGGCCCGCCCATGCTGTTGGTGGGGACAAGGTTGCCCATCGGCTCGAAGCGGGAATTGCCGTGCAGCTCGATAAACCGGCGAACGGCAGACACGGCTTCCCGTTCTTCAGCCGGTTCGATCCCGCCGCGCGTTTCGAGCCAATCGCGAAAGCACTTCGCGGCGGCCCTGGTCGCCTCACCCGGCTCCCACGGCACGACACCGAAGGCCGTTGCCATTTCGCCACCGGCAGCCACAAGGGCAAAGCGCGCGACAACGCGGCTCACCTGTCCATCGGCGTTCGGCGGGCAGTTCTCGGCGACAAATTCATTCTGAAAGCCGCTGACAACCGGCGCGATCCCATCGAAGTCGCGGGTCAGCCGATCAAG